CTGTTAAAGTCGATAGTGTTCGTTATATCGTCGGGCAACCGATGGGTGCTCTTTCCAGTTGAGCTATGCTTGCTGTAACACATCATGTGATTGTTAGAGCAGCCTCAATTTTGGCTGGAAAGAAAGATTTTAAGGATTATTGTATTCTTGGTGACGACGTTGTTATTGCTAACAGCGAAGTTGCTGAACAGTATTTGATTCTTATGTCTTCTCTAGGCCTTTCAATTAATAGGCAAAAATCACTGGAGTCTAAAGACTTCACTGAATTTGCTAAAAAGTTAAAAGGTTTTAGTGATTTAGACTACTCTCCTATAGGTGCAGGTTTAATCTTGCAGTCTATAAGAAGTAAATCTTACTCATTAAGATATATCCATGAATTGGTCTCTAAAGGTCTTGTTTCTATTTCAACACTCAAAGAGCGACTTGTTTCTTCACCAAAATTCTTTGGTGGTAGAATCAAGTTGATGCTCTGGAGTGTAGCTTTAGATTCATATATATCATCTTATCTAAAGGGAGCAACTGTTGACGTAGGAAATCCTACGATGCAGTCCGCACCTTTAGTGAGATATATGAATTCGAATATAACAAGATTCTACTACCCTTTGCTTTTGCAAGTGGCAGGAGAATTTGTTAAAGCGAAAAACAAGTATAGATCTGAACTTATTTTCTTTTTTAGAAACATTTTGTTTATAAATGTATCTAGGAAAGGTTTAGTGTCTTATCCCAGTGTCTTCAATTTTATGAATCTTGGATTTTGGGTACTGATAATTAAATATTTCAGTACTTTATTATCTTTGATTCAACTTCGGTGTAAGTTATATGTTTGGACAACTAAGCCCAAACGTATACCCTTACATGAAATCCCTGTTTTATATGAAGCTTTAGATATTCAATCTATTGCTAGTATAAAATGAGGACAGAAGGTTAAAGTTCAAGCATCTACTAAGGTTCTATCCGATATTATCAAAAATGTTGATAGTGGTTCTTTAGTCCACTATTACACTTATGGTAAATATCCGGTTAGAAAATAAAGTACGATTTCTTAAACTTTGTCAAATCTTGACTGATCCCTTTTATGAGGGAAAGGGTTAAGATCACAGGCTTTCATAGTTACTATAAACTATGCTCAATAGAAAAGAAGAAATTCAGGGTCTATG